CTGGTTTTGAATTAACTGCTGCTACTTCTGCCATTTCTTGATTTGCAGCTGCGTTTGCTGCATGAGCAGCTTTCTGAGCTTTCTTAGTGGCTGTCTGTTTCTTTATTGTTTTAACAGTAAAAAATTTCTTAATTGCTGTATAAATCTTTCCTATCAAACTCATAAATAAATCCATTATTCCTAACTCAACTGCAATAGTTCCTATGATATAATATCTAACAATATTACAATCGGTATTATTCCAAAGGAGATAAAATGCGAACAGTTTTGCTGGTTCAAGATTACATTCTATTTCTATTCCAAAAAGACTACCTAATTTATTAATAAAATCATTCATGAAACCTTTAATCAAAAGCTCAATGCTATAATAACTATTTCTTATATTATCGAATTTCAATGATTTCAAAGATTTAGCAACATTTCTCATTTGAACATTATCAAATTGTCCCGCTACTTGATCGACTTTATCAAAGATCTCCTGCTTAATGGTGTCAATATTTTCATCTAAATGGTACAATTTCTTCAAGCCATTACTAATATTGTCAAAAGGAACTCTAAATTTGTTATAAAATCTTCTAAAAACACCTGCTTCATCAGTTGTTGGTTGTTCTTCTTCGTCTTCAGAGTCTGAATCCTCCTCAGATTCATCATCTGATGTTTCCTCTTGCTCTTGAAGTTCACTTGCAGATGGTCCATTCCAATGACATTGTGTTACTTTAGTTCTAAGTTTGTTAGAAATATTAAAAATATAATCAACTGTGTTAAATGGTGAATTGCCAGGTCTAATACCCAACAAATTTGCAAAACTAAAATAGTGTGAACTCATTATCGAAACTAAAATCTTTTCTTTTTGTAACTCCCTGTTTATCAATAACTTATTTTTAAGAGCAATTTCTTCCTTATTTATTACTTTATCAATTTTTGAAATTTCTGTGGCTAATTTATTAAGTCCAGGTTGATACATAGAATCAAAACGAAAACTGGCTAAATTTAGGATAATTTTTCTGAATTTTTGAACCTGTTTTATTTCTCCTCTAGATATTTTAAGTTCTAAAATCGAAAGAGCCTGATTTATACATATGGTTAAATCAACTTCATCTACGGCTGCTTCTACAATATTTTTAATAAACTCCTGTTGTTCATTCAATTCTGTTGTTTCACTATATATTGCTGTTGGCATTGAACTTATATGCCACTTCAACGGTCTAATATGATTAAGCATTGATGTCAAAACGCCACCTCTAAACAATTTAATTAATATTGGTACTGAATCTATTTCTTCAATATTTTTAAAGTATGTCTCTGACAATTCTTTAAGAGACTTTTGAGTCAACTCAATTTTAGTTTTTGTCTGAATAATATTTTGTTCTAGTGATTTGTTAATTTCAACTGGAAAAACTTCAAATGGTGTAGGCGTTCTGAAAATAATGTCCCAAATATTACCTATTGTATAACTATAGTCTTTATTGCATGTTAATGCATTTATATTTGATTTTAATAACTGATAAATAATTGAAAAGATCGAATCATAAGTTTTTTCAAAATTAATATATGAACATTGAATCCTTGTCAACATCAAAGCTGTTTTTGCAATTTGATCTTCCGTCATCTGCTGATTTGTAACTGAAGATAGTACTCTGCGGTACAAATTAGAATTTACAACATGTCCTGTATAAGTTACTTTTGAAAATTTAAACCAGCAAGTGTTTTTAGGTACTAATAAGAATGATCCATGATATTGCCAGGATCCTTCGCTTGTTCCTCCCAAATAAAAGTCTGGTTCTTGCATATTGAAAAGTTTGATTTTAACCTCATTTTGAAATCCAATTACACATCTTTTGTAAGGATCATAATCCAAATGATTTGACCAAATGGTTGTTCTTCTCAATTGTTCTGCCTCTTGTATTTGTATAACTTTTTCTCCTTTGAAATTTTGTTCTGCAAATTTAAATGAATCATATTGTTCTGCTGCAAATGAATTTAACTTTATTTCAACATTTTCACCGACATATTGAAAATCATCAAGACACATTCCAATTTTAAAACCTGTCGATGTTGTCATTACTGCTCTCTTTTCTGTTTCTGTAGATACAATATCAATCGCAATATTATTCCTGTTGATTTTAATTATTTTACACATTGGGCTAAGTATTTTGAAAAATTTATTTCTGTTCGAAACTGTTCCATCAAATTTGTAATTCATTATATGATCTATTTCCATTTTAACTCTAGTTTCAGGTTTATAAAAGGTATATAACGTAATTTCCATAATTTTAGGTGATCCTACATCATTTTCAATATAATCACAATTAAATAATTCATTAACTTGATTTTCTGATAATGTCAATGAAATTAAGTGAACTTTTCCTTCTAATTCATAACTCCTTGTGTACATAGTTTGATTTTCTGAATCTATGTTTCCATTTAAAGAATGCATGAGTTTGTTTCTAGCTCTTGCAAGAACTTCTGCATAGCCTTTTCCAAGAGGTGTTTCTCCAACAGCAACACTAAACTGAACTCCTCTGAAATTGTCAAAATCTCTAATGACATATTCTGCTACATCTTCCGTTGCTCTGAGAACAAGTTTAGGTGGTCTAGAAATTGGTCTTTTAACAACTTCATTAAGACTCTGCATTCTTTCTTCACTTTTGAAGCCATACTCTCTAAGAAGAGCGTCAAATTCACTTGTTGTTAGTTTGATGAGTTGCTTCTTTTTGGGTTTCATTATTGTTATCCTCATCTTAGGATCATCAAGAACAATTGTTTTCTCTCTAGATTTTCTGAGATAGAACGTTGGTGTATTAAAATGATAGTGAGTTGCACCATCATATGTAGTAATACATCTTCCATATAGATCTTTTATATCTATATTGGGGCGACAATTGTTTTCGACAATTGTGAATTCGTTGTTGTTGTTTTGGGTTTTGTTTGTTTGGTTTAATTGAGACATAAAGGTTCGGGGTGCGAATGCATTCATTTATTCTTTATTAGTAAAGAAAACGTCGAAACGTACTGCTAATGGGAGCCTTTATCCGCGACGATAAAGTGGTTACCCTAACTGGGGCTTAAACTACGGAATTATTCATCGTAGATCACTTCGCATATTAAATAGCGTGACTAGTAACTGGCAGAATAATATTCCCTACCTGAAGAAACATTTCAGGGAACTCAAATATTTTCCCGTCATGGCACTAACTAACCGTTTATTCGCAAACACACGACGTTAATCTAGCAATAAAAACTTTATACTATTAATCACTGTCTGACGTTCGACTCATAATAGGCCCCTATTACTAAATAAAAACTTTTCGTCCTTAAGGGACTATCATCCGGTAATCATTATCAATTGAGGGATTCGATTATAAAAATCAAAACGCGTTATGTCTTCTTAATTATTTTCTTATCATCTGTCCTCTGTTTTTCTTCTAAAGTAGAATCTAAAGCAGTCGAAAATCCATAAACATAATCTTGTCTTAGAATTCCAGCATCCTTATCATTAAAAGTTGCACTAAAATTTAAAATTTGTTGACCTGTATTCAAATTGGGCAAAGCTAAATACGGTTTCATTGGCATATAAAAAGTTACGTTAGAATAATCATAAAAAATCTCAAAGTCAATTTGTCCGCCATTTTGATTAGGAATATTGGTAATTGGTGTAAAAAACAACCAATCCTCTGTAAATTGTTCTAAATAAGGTTGATCAATCAATAGCTGTTCATTATTGGCAAGTGCGTTTTGTCTTTGACGCATATAATACAATTTTTGCGCTAAATCTGTTTTTGGTAAATTTGGCTTTCCAATAGTACTAATTCCCCAATTCCTATTAATTGATAAATCTCCCAAAATAAAAGAATCCACAGCATAATCTGTTCCTTCTTCTGAAGTATTTAAAAATTTTAAACCGCGATAATTTGTTGTATTTCTATAATAATTTCTAATACAAGTACTAGCTTGTGTAATCATAAACGTACCAGTCTGACTGGTATTTGAAGTTACTCTAATTCCTACATTTACATGACCTGAAAATAATCTGTGTGAAATATAATGTGTTTGAATCGGAATATTAAGCTGTTCCTGAAAAATTTCAACATAATTTATAGCATTTTCAAAAACTTGAACTGGAAAGAAATTTCTATAGGCTGTATTGACAAAAGCGTCTGCTAAATTAAACTGAGGAATCCAACCATCAACATTGATAGCAAAAATAGCTCTATTTCCAACTCTCTGAACCGGTACATTAACTCTAACTTTTATTCCCGTTGGCATGAATTTCTTAAATGCTTGATCATCAATATTAATCAAAACTGATGGTTTTGATGTGTCTGAACTTTTAATATTTGTCGTGGTGTTTACTTGCTGAGGTTGTGAAATAATTGTATCCATTATACATTTTGTCTATTAAAAACGTACGGTAATGGTAAATAATTATCATTACTTGGTACAGCTCTAGTTACTCTAGTTGAAGCTACTGTTGTTGATGCGATAGAAACCATCGGCATCAAATATACTAAAACGTCAAAAGAATCTGGATGCATTAATGTAGGTACATATGGTGATCTAATAAAAGTAGTCATTCTTGTCTTAGGGACATACGAGGGAGGCTGATTAATTCCTGCCATTCTAAAACTTCTAGTTGGAACAAAATCTGTAGGCCAATATGTAGGGATTGTATTTGTAATCAATCCATCTGAATCATCTATATAATTTGAAACTGTATCATTTACAAAAGAATCTGTATTATAACTGGTTACTGGAGTTTGTGAATATCTATAAAAAGAATCAATAGTGACCCTTGAATCGGAAACTTTGACTGGTTGAAAAGCTAAAGTGTAATCTATTTTACATTGTCTTGAAAACCAAGTAGGAATTAGACTCCATGGACATAATTGTCTATAAACTCCATCGCCACCTGGTTGTCCATAATAATTGTTGCTAACTGCTCCAAGTGGATATTCTGCACTAAAAGAAAAAACATTAGTGCCTATGGGTTGTGCGTTAGTAATTGTAAATTTTCCTAAATATAATGAATTTTTACATGTTAATGCCGGGATCCTTTGTTTTTCTAAATTTCCTTCTTCAACTTGATTTGCAAGTACTCCTTCAATGGAGAGTGGTGTTGGCGTGGTTGTTGTTCCCAATGGTGGAAGGGGCTGTGTTGTTGGTTCTGGTGTATTCATTTTAGTTTGTGTTTACTGGTGCTGGAGTGCTATCGAAAGCGC